TGACGATAAGAAAGGGAAAACCTACTCAACCATTCTTCAAAATTCACGGACATTCCAGCATGTGATAGCGTATCAAGAAAACGAGGGAATTCCATTTTCTTAACATAAGCTACAAAATCGCGCATCACTACAGGATTGAAGGTGGATTTAAGACCTATCATACGTTTAACAGCTGCCGCATCACTCTTCTTACAAGCATGATTTTGCGTGGCAATATTGTCAAAAACTTCACCTAACAATCTGGGTCCTATGACCACTGGGCCAACTTTACTTTTAGCATCACATACCCATTTGTTTGGGAACTGTGATAGGACTTCACCACTGACTGAAAATTTTGGATCAACTCGTCCTTTTTCAGACAAATCAGCCAGCTTATCATTGTGAAGACAGTCAGTTGGATACCACGTCGGATCTTTCTGTCTATGGTTAGTGACTTTGGGTTTAGCAAAACAGGCCTTTATAAAACAGAGCAAGACAATCACTATCAACATTTGAACCCACTCATTCGGGGTTTCCTGTTTAGGTTCGTCTTGTGCTCTGACAGAAGGCAAGTAAATAAAAGCCAAAATCACAGCCAAAATGGGGACAAAATAAGATAGGTTAGTAATGAAAGCATAAGTTTTGAACTTAATAGGATTGTTCAACAACTCATCCAATTTTTGCTTACTTTCAGTAGTCATAACCGTATCGATCAGTTCATATCCGATCCTTTGGGCCATAATCATTGTGACGATCTCAACATTTTTCGCTTGTTCTAATCGCAAGCCCCATCCTTTAGGACCGGGGCGACCGTCAACAATTGGAGCTGTCAAGCTGATGAATGCAGCTTTCAGCACTCTCATAACCTCTGCTTGACCTCTACGGAATAAGAAATTAGCAAATAACTGTTCGACAGGTTCTGCTTTTACTACATATGTGGAAAATTTCCATGGTATGAGACCAAAGAGTTTGCCTGTACATATGCGCAGCCTGTAAGAATCAGTTTTCTCCAAGTATTCGATTGTTTCCTTATCCGAGATGGTAGTCATGCGGAACATTTCCATCGTCGACTGTATGGTATCACACAAGGCTGCAGACATTTGTCTGACTGGTTGGACTACAGCTTTATTTGCGTAATATTGAAAATCACGAATTCCTTCGGCGATGACTTGCCCAATTTCTATGGTTACATTACTTTCTTCCATATATTGGGGGTTTATGAGCAACTTATCAATGTAGTGAGCTTGAGGTATTTCGTTAGGTACGACTGTAATCTTGTAACTTACATAAGTCAAATCTCCATTTGTCGTCCTTTTCACCTTCTCAAATATGAAGGTATCACCTTTATGTTTGTAGCAGAACTCATCTCTACCTGATGTGTTAACAATGTCGTGTACGTAGGGCGCTATATTGCCATTAACTTCATGCCAAATTCCTTTAGAGGTAAATTTGAACCGTGATTCATCATCACAGCATTTTCCCTCTTTCTTACCCAAAAGGTAAGCTTTGTGATAATCTACAAAAGAAACTATAGCAAAAGCTCCAGTGTGTCTCATCATGTAAAATATTTCTTCAAACACTCCTGGATAATAAACAGCATCAGTGCAATTAATTGCTTCGTAATCGGCTGCTCGGCAGGGACAGTTGGCATTAGGGCCTGTACGAACTTTTCCA